ATGCTGTATGCTGGCTATAGCAGCGAGGAACCGACCAAGTTGGCGGGGCTGCTAGGGAGTAAAGGATGAACGGATTTGTACTTGCAAGCAACGATTCAGGAAGCTTTGGATTCGCAGTTCACGCAGATGGCTGCGCGGACATTGCCAAGCAGCGATGGAGCAATCAACCAGTAGAGAGTATGGAAATCATCGCTGCCGCAATCGCAAAGTGCTATGGCGGATTTAGCGACAATGGAGATGCGCCAGCAAATGTTGCTGAGGCTCTGTCTTGGGCAACCGTCAAGGCTTGCTCGCGAAAGACGGTGCGCTGATGAAGCGTCGTCTTGGCTACTGCTGGAGTTGCACGCGCCCAGAGACGGTCTGCATCTGCCGAAAGGCGGTGCGCTGATGGGAACACTGATAGAGAGCTGCTGGAACTGCGGCAAGGCTGTCAAGGTGCCGGCAGACAACAACAACATCTACACGCGCATCTGCGCGCCGTGTAAAGCCACGCTACCCAACGAGACGCCGAAGTTCTACTTCACTGTCTCAAAGTCGGGAAAGGTGCGTGACCTATGATCGCCCGATTCTTCAACAGCAAGTTCGCACTCGTCGGAGTCTTGGCAATGTACGCAGCCATTGGTTGGCTAATCGCATTGGAGGTGACCAAGTGAAGCTGAACCGTACGACGCAGCCTGTCGTCTACAGGCGAGTCGCAATCAAGACGAGCATTCTGGCTCAGGAGGCACGCCGCGCCCAGCTCTTGCAGGACATTGGCATCCTGCTCTTTGCGCTCGGCTTCATCGTCTTCCTGTTTGGGATTCTTGGCTAATGCCTGTGTACGAATATCGTTGCGGCTCGTGTGGTGCGCGTGAGGAACACACGCACTCGATCAACAACACCTACACGCCGCGCTGTGAGAAGTGCGGCCGCTGGATGCAGTTGCTCTACACGCCAGCCGCAGCGGTGTTCATTGGAGAGGGCTGGGCGAAGAAAGACCGGCAGAAGAAGGAGGGCAAGTGAGGCACGCCTCATTCTTCAGCGGAGTCGGAGGTCTTGACCTCGGCTTTGAGCGCGCTGGTATTGAGACGGTCAGCGTCAGCGAGATTGACCCATACGCCAACGCGGTGTTGGCAGAGCGATTCCCAGACGCTCCGAATCTGGGAAGCATCACGGAGGTTGACGCTAATGACATCCCAGAGGCAGACATCTGGTCAGGCGGGTTTCCCTGCCAAGACCTCAGCGTCGCTGGCAAGCGCGCAGGATTTGCAGGCAAGCGAAGCAGCCTCGCCTTCACCTTCCTCAACCTTGTGGAGCAGCGACGACCTCGGTGGCTCGTGTTGGAAAATGTCCCTGGACTCTTCAGTTCCAACAGCGGCGCTGACTTCGGACGGCTTCTCTATGAAATGGAGCAACTCGGGTATGGCGTTTCGTGGCGAACTCTGGACGCTCGCTACTTCGGAGTCGCCCAGCGACGCCGTAGAGTGTTCATTGTCGCAAGTCTTGAATCCGACCGCGCCGGCGAGGTTCTCCTTGAGTGCGAAGGCTGCGAGCGGCATCCTTCGCCGAGCCAACCGCAGAGGCAAGGTGTTGCCAGCGGCTCTCCAGACGGCTCTGGAATCGCTGGCGCAATCACCAGAAGATTCAGCAAAGGAGTCAATAGCACCATTGACGAACCTCTCATCGTCAGTCCGACGCCTAACGCCGACCGAGTGCGAGCGGCTGATGGGCTGGCCCGACGGCTGGACAATCAGCAAAGCGTGGCGCGCAAATCGTCGTTCGGACACTACGAGATGACGGAGCAGGCTGCAACCCTGAAGTCGTCAGGCGGAGACATCGGAGGCGGCAGCAAGAACATTGCGATGACCCTCACTTCACCACAGGGTGGCGGCCGCCGAGACAAGATCCCAATGACGCTGGTGCAGGCGGTCATTCAAGACAGCCGAGAGATGGCGCACAAGGGCCAAAACGGTTTTGGACTCAGCACAGAGGACATCTCCTACACGCTGACCGGCGTGGACAGGCAAGCAGTGGCTACGGAGTCAATCTTGTCGTTCCCATCGCGCTTTGGCAGCAACGCCAATGTGACGGAGGACCAAGCGCAGTCAATGGCGCACAGCGCAGGGGCGCCAGCAGTCTTCCGAAAGTCAGCGCGAGCGCAGACGAACGAGGATTCAGAGACTTGGGTTGAGGGGGATGTTGCCAACACGCTCAACTCGTTTGATGTGGGCGATGTCAGGACAACTCACGCCATCGTAGGGACTTCCTACGATGGATTCAACCAGAAGGTTGAGCCTGATGGCGCGCATCGCACTATTCGCATTGGACGAGATTCGTCTGACTTTGTAATCGCGCCAGGCGGCGTGGATGATGACAGCCTGCTCCCAATCGGTCTGGACTCACACCGCTACCGCTGCTGCGGCAACGGCGTGGTGGCTCCAGTCGCTGAGTGGATTGGCAGGAGAATCGTAGAAGTAGACCGCCGTTGGCGGGAGGAGGAGGCAAAGTGAGTAAGCGATTTGAGTTCGTGCGAGGCGCACCACAGCGCAGCCCTGAGTGGTTTGCACTCAGGAAGCAGGGGATCACGGCAACCGACGTATCGGTCATCGCTGGGCTGTCGCCCTACAAAAGCCCCTTCAGGCTGTGGGCGGAGAAGACAGGCCGCGTAGAGGATCAGCCAGTCGGCGAGGCTGCCCACCGGGGCATCCTGCTAGAAGACACGGTTGGGCGCTACTACGAAGGCGAGCGTGGCGTCAAGCTGAGAAAGTCCAACGGTGTGGTGAGACTGAAGAACGCTCCGTGGGCGATGGCATCGCTTGACCGCACTATCGTCGGGGAGCCAGACGGCATCGTAGAACTGAAAACCTCGGCGAGTCGGGCGTGGGACATCCAGCCGATTCCAGGCTTCGTTCTCGCACAGGTTCACTGGCAGCTCCTGATTACAGGGGCCAAATGGTGCGACGTCGTGGTGCTGTTAGGCGGTCTGATCTTCAGGATTGAGCGCGTGATATCCGACCAGGCGTATCAGTCCGAACTCTTTGCCAAGGCAGAGGCGTTCCGCGAACTGATTGCCAGCGACACGCCACCTCCGATGACCGGGCAAGACTCGCCGACCTTTGAGGAGTTGACTCCCCAGAGGAACTCGGTGCTTGGCACGGCGTCACGCGAGCTGAACCGCATCGCCAAACGCTACGCAGACGCTCAGTACGAAATCAAGCTGCTAGACGAGGAGATCGCCACCTACGCCATTGCGATCAAGGAGGAGATCGCGGAGCGCGAGGGGATTATTGGCGACGGTTGGGTCGCAACATGGAAGCAGAACAAGAAACCAACCCGAAAGACGGATTGGAAGCTGCTTGTAGCAGAGGAGGGGATCACGGAGGACACGGTCAATGCGTACACCCAAGAAACTCTTGGGGCGCGGGTATTCAGGCTGAAGTTCAAGGAGGATGGAGAATGAGCAGGGACCTTATCGAGCTGTTGAACGCACCGTTCGCACCGGAGGACTTGAAGACGCGCCCTGGGCGCGCCGGCATGCAGTTTACCTATGTAGATTCACGAGCTGTGGCAGCGAGGCTTGACAGCGTGTTCGGCCCTCTGGGTTGGGAGTTTCAGATCAAGGTGGCGGACTCGGCGCGCTGCGTCATCCTCGGCACCCTGACCGTCACGGTTGGTCCGTTGGCTGCCGTCAAGGAAGACGTCGGCTACCCCAACGGCCCAGATGATCAGGAGCCGCTAAAGAGCGCCACGTCAGACGCCCTAAAACGCTGCGCGGCGCAGCTTGGCGTGGCAAGGAGCCTCTATGGTGCAGGGGGCGGTCAATCGGCTGTCTCCGTGGCTCCTAGACCGAAGCCAGAGGGTGCTGTGTTCACACCTGACGCCGCACTGAAGGCGGCAATGATCTTCTCGGGCGGCGAGTGTCCCGAACACCGCACGCCCTGGACGCTGAAGCCAGCGGGCGTGTCAAAGGCTGGCAAGGAATACAGCGCCTTCTGGACCTGTAGCGGGAAGACGAACGGTGAGTTCTGCCGCCACAAGCCAAGCGTGGACTGGCTCGCCGTACAGGACGGCAAGGCAGTGCAAGAGCAGAGCCTTGAAGAGCTGCCGTTCTAGACAGCACCGGGGGGCGGTAGCGGGTTCTGCCGCCCCCCAACTAGCAGGAGGAGGAACAGATGAGCCTATGGGTCAAATGGGACGTCAACGCGCACAAGGACCCGAAGATCGCGGGTCTGACCGACATGCAGTTCAGAGCCTTTGTCACGATCATCGCTGAGGTCAAGACGCTGCGGTCAGCCGGGGTGTTCAAGAGCCGACTGCACGTCAAGCAGGTGATTGGCTCTCG